CTTCAATCTCTGAATTTAACTAATCCAGCGATGGTCGCTTATGAATTGATGACTTTAAGTTTTGTCTTGGATTGGTTCGTACCTATTGGTAAGTTTATCCAATGTGTCGCACCGCCCGCTGGGTTGCGATTTATCGACGGTAGTATGTCGATGACCGCAGTTGGGTCTGGTTACTATAAAGTGACTATTCCTCCTAACGGTGGCCTAGGGTGGGATTCCACCATGGTCTTTTCAGAGTACACTCGTAAAGAGCGTAGACCTCTGTCTAGCTTCCCAAGATACGTATTCACTTTCGCCGATTATCATGATTGGAGTCTTTCGACTTCAAAAATAATCACGATGATCGAACTTTTTGTTCAACGCAAATTATCCTAAAGGATACGCTAATGGCCGCTGCCACTAATCTGACCATCAATGATGGTCTTGCTACTCCGGTTGCTCACACTTTTGAAGTTGCGAAGCTTCAGCCCGAATCGGCCCTCTTTGAGGATCGTGTTGCCGGCATTTATATCGGTTTCAACAAGCTGGTATTTAACGTTTCTCGCCCCACGGGCGACTCTAAGGCTGCAACTCGCAACCTTAAGGTGAGTTTTCGTATCGAGACTCCAAAAATGGAGACGGTATCGAACAACACCTATTCTGGTGTTGCACCTGCACCGACGGTTGCTTATCGTCCGGTGTTTGAGGGAACTTTCACGCTCCCTGAACGTTGCTCCCTTCAGGATCGTAAGGATCTATTAGCTTACGTGAAGAACACACTGTCTCAGGTTGTCGTTGACAACTTGATTCAAAAGTTTGAACTTCCGTACTAACGGTTCCTTAACTTCTTCCTGAATAGGAGTATATACCATGGCCAGAGTGAATTCTCGGACCAGTCGGGCAGAATCGCCGACAATTGTTGAGCCGATGCGCGCTAAGCGCAATGACGACGGCGTGGCTGTTGAAACTTTTCAACGCCTTTGTGAGAGCATTGACACGCCTCGATCTCTTTGCTGCTACCTTCTTTCGAAATATAAAGAATGGCAACAGTACTTGGATTTAGAGGTTGATGCGTCACAGTACTTGGACCCTCTCTCCTTCTTTAAAGATGCTCAAGTTACTTCCTTTTTATCAAAATATCCCAGCTTACCGGGTTATTCGATAGATCGCAAGGCTTGCGCATACAAGAAGTTCTTAGAGGCGGAATCTCTTTGCGAGAGCACTAATGATCGTTTCCTCGAATATTGGAACTCGGGATCAATACACCCGAGCGTTGGCGCGGTACTTCATACTGCGCAACGTAAAATTTCCTCTATTCTTGGTGACGTTCCATCGCTCGAGCAATTGGACTTCCGTTTTGGCCCAGGTGCTAGTTTTGGAGTGCGCGGAGATACATCTGCGTATAAGAAACTATCGTCAGGTCTCGAGGCAACCGCCTCGATGCTCAAAATCCTGCCAGATCTCCTTGCGGAGTTCCCTGGATGGTTAGAACCTGGGTCCGTGGTTGATATCACGGTTGTCCGAGGTTCTGAGCTGACTTTTGTTCCAAAGAACGCTAAGATTGACCGCCCGATTTGTATAGAGCCGCTTTTGAACGGTCTCTATCAAAAAGGCATCGGTTCCTATATTAGGCGCCGACTACGTATTAACGGTTGTGATCTTAATGATCAAACTGTTAATCAGGTTCTCGCAAGCCGTGCCCATATCGATGGTCTTGCGACCATAGATCTAAGCTCGGCCTCTGATACGATCGCCTACAATCTCGTTATGGATCTCTTACCATCTGAATGGTTCGACTTCCT